TGTGTTTGAATTGTATATTGATGGGTCTATACATGCATCTGCTTCAAGCAATTTATTAAATGCTAATATTAGTAACTCATTTACACAGAGTGCATATATTAATAATAACGATCCAGTAAAAATAGGCGGTTATACCGCGAATACATCAAATCTTACGGGTGTTATAGATGAAGTAAGAATATTTAACCAGTCACTTACAACTAGCAATATAAGTGCGTTATCGGATCGTAACGAGGATACGTTAGGATTCATACAAACCAATCATGTAGGTAATATATTTGAACCACAAGGAATAGCAGTTATATCTAGTTTGGATTATGCTTATGAATATATTTTAGCTTCTCCATTTACTGCTAGTTATAAAAGCACTGTTAGTATATATGAAATGAATGTTATCACTCGTGTTGATAAAGGAGTATTCAATATTTCTTCGAATCCGACCACACTTAAAGATGACAAAGAGCAGATTAAATCTTTTGCAACTGGGTCAGACTTTAAACCTTATATAACTACAATCGGATTATACAATGATCGCAATGAATTGTTAGCAGTAGCAAAACTAGCTCAACCTATACATAAACGAGATGATGTTGATATTAACTTTTTAGTTCGAATAGATCTAGACAAAAATTTACCACCTAAGCCATGATACGATTAAGCACATTGATACGAGAAATGAGAGAACAAGATGTTAAACGATTGTTAAACATGATAAAAGAAAAACAATTTTCTTTTTTTAATCGCGGAGACAATGGTCGTATATATAAATTTAACGATGAAGATTATTTGTTTAAGATAACTACTGAACGCGAAGAGTATCGTGTTGCTGAAATTATAGTTGGTCGGCATGATCAATTTTCCACGTTTATTCCGGTGTATTATGTAGATGGAAAAAACATGTATATCATGAGTGTTGCAGATCCCTTACCGGCATCTTATACAGCTGCTATTGATAGTTTTATTAAACATTATCAAGAATATGCTAGCAATGAGGGTGGCGAAGTATCAATATTTGATTTTCTAGATGCAGATGGAGCTCGTAACACAGACATGAAACTAGTTAATTTTTTAAGAGCGTTGCAACAAGACGTTCAAAAAACCGGAATTGTTGATTTAGATTTAGATTTAGATTTTCGAACTAGCAATGTGATGTTGTGGAACGGAAATATGGTCATGATTGATTGGTAATGTATATTTATATAAAAATGGATACGGAATGAAAGATTGGAACGCTTTATTATTAGAAACAATCATACGAGATAATTTGTTTGAACAAAGTAAACAGTTAAAGACAACTATTTCTAAAGTAGGATCTGGATCTAGTTTAAGTCAATTTAAGCCAGTTGATACTGCATTTTTTAACAAATTAAATAACGATTTACCACAAAAATCTGATTCAAAATATAATCGTATATTTTTGAGATTTAAATCTGTTGCTCAAGGAGATGAACGTACGGAATCCAATCAGTTTCGTGTTGATCAAATAAAAAATGTATTGAACAGTGTAGTTGTAGGAGGATCGAATTATAAAGCATTATCCGGCGATCCGCAAATAGATAGCAATGAATGGATCTGGTTTATTTCAGATGCATTTAAAACTGCAGAAGATGATATAGTAAAATCTGATGATAAAGGAAAATCTTTTTATCGTGTATCTGGTATCAGAAAAGATGACGTAAATCGAAAAGATCTAGTAGATAAAGTTAAACCGAAATGGGGAACGTTGAGTAATGGCGCTGCGGTATTTTCGGAAGAACAATTACCTGCACTAGTTAAAATACATCAAACTCCGGCGCCAGAACCTGCAGTAGCAAAATCGCAGTTTATACGCGCTAATGATTTAACTGATGTTGCATTGCTACAACAAGTTTTATATGGATATTTTTTAAGTGTAATGGATAAGATTCCTTCGCAGCTTAAAAATAAGATAATTGAGTTTAAAACTAATAATTTTAATGCCAGTACTGGGTGGAATGGCAATTTAACTGATGAAACTAAAACAATTGCAACATTTTTTCAACAAGGATTTTCAAAACAATACACATTTAATGTTAATAACAAAGGCATTGTAAAAATTGATTCGCAATTTCGAGAAGCATTAGCAACAGAATGGAATAAGATTGCTACAGTGCAAGAATCAGTTGTAATATCAGAACAAGATTGGTCTAATATTATAGTACCTGAAATTGATGATGAAGGTGAATTGTCGTTGAAACCATCTGTTCAAGTAACAACTGATACCGACAAGAAAACATCATCCGGATCATCTAGTACAGGCAAGAAAAAATCATCTGGAACAACAGTAACTGTAAAAGATTCTGATGATATATCAAGTGCTGAGCGTGAAAAACTTACAAATTGGAAAACTACACCGGTAGCTAAAAATTTCGAGCTCGGTAAAACATATTTAATTAAAAATTGGATTGTGCAGCGTATATGGTTAAAAGAATATCCCGAATATAAAATTAAAAAATCATATGATCGTGGAGAAAAATATATCCCATATCCATTGCGAGTATTAAATAGTGCTGATTTATCTGAAAGATATATTGTATATGGGTATACAAAAAAATCTGATGGTAGTACAATGTTTGATATGGAAATTTCAGAAATCGTTTATAATAAACAACAAATACCAAGTAAACCAGAAAATATAGTATATCATCCGAAGTGGTATCGAGAAAAGGCAATACATTCAGCATTGCGATCTTCCCCATTCAAAGATTTAAAACCATATTTTATTAGCGAACAGCCGGCGGATGAGTGGAGCCCTAGACTCGGCACAAGTTTTGCTTTAAACTTTAAAGATTTTGAGTATAAAAAGCTTTCTCAAACACAGAAAATCGTAGGAAAATTGTATGCGGCATCGGCAGGTGGAGGAACATATGAAGATACATATAAAGCTGGTATTGATAAGATTAAATCTTGGAATGAGTTAGTAGCTGTTATAAAATACATGGATCTAATGGCATCAAAACAAAATGCTGGCGGCTGGTGGATACCAGGAAATATTACTGATATTAAACTAATGAAAGAACATTTCCCAAGTTGGTCAGCTATGCAATCTTTTGCAGCAGACGCAGGTTATACTAAAGGTTTCGAAACAGGGGTTGGATATAAAAATGAATCACAATGGGGAGGTCGATGGTTGGATTATATATCGAGTAAACACATATATACACCGGGAACTATAAGATATCAAGGAAATCGATGGCCAATTAATTCATTCATGAATCAATTTTACGGAGAATTCGACGGCGACGAATCTACATATTTAAGTACATATGATTATATTCTAGGAATTGCTGGAGATAATTTAAAGCCAATGGTTAACCAGATTGGATATCAAAATATACAACATAATATATATCTAGTAAATCCAGATATCAGAGACTCAAATTCTTTCAGTGTAGAATAAAAAAAAATAAAAGTAAACAAGTTATGAGAAAAAATCATTGGCATACTGCTGGTAGCATGCAACGACAAGCTGCATATAAATACGGATATCGATCAGGCTTAGAATTGAAAGTTTCTGAACAAATAGCTGAAGCAAATTATCCGGTTAATTATGAAACTGAAACATTACAATATACTGTACCAGAACAGAAATCTAAATATACACCAGACTTTGTGTTTACCAAGAAAACCGGTGAATTAATGTATATTGAAACTAAAGGCCGGTGGACAGCAACGGATCGCAAAAAAATGAAACATATTTTACAGTCAAACCCTGATATAGATTTAAGAATAGTTTTCCAGAATCCAAATCAAAAAATATCAAAAACAAGTAAAACTACGTATGAAGCATATGCTCTGAAGCTAGGTATAAAACATGTAGCTAAAAAACAAATACCTGAAGAATGGTTATCTGAATGCGTGAAAAACGGTCAAGAACCTAACAATCCTAAAAAATTCTTTGAATAATATTTGGAATTGTGAAATTAAAAGATTATTTTTTTCATATATTATTAAATGATAATTAATTATTTGAATTAATGATTAATGATCGTTGGACCAGAAATGATAATGAATGTGTCTGACAAATATTATATTAATATTATATATTATTAATTCAGATAACCATGATCTTTTGATTTCTTCAGATTTTTATATATTATAATTTATATATGGAGAATCTAAGATTAATACAGTTATTAGAATCTGTTCTAGGAAAAGGAAAACCTACATCAGGTGGTAACATTGCATTCTTTTCTCCGTTTGTATCACATTATAAACCTAAATTAGAAGTACGTAGTATTCCAGATGAACAAGGTAATTATACTTGGCATTGTTGGATATCAGACCGAAAAGGTAAAAGCATACAAACATTATTCAAACAATTAAATCTTCCCAAAGAAACATTTGACAGACTGAATCGAATAATCGATGCTGGTAAGTATCGAGATTTCGAACCAACTGCTAAAGTTCAAGAAGATCTACATTTGCCAGATGCATATAAACCATTATGGATCACAAAAAATACTCCGGATTATCGCAACGCAATATACTATCTAAAAAATAGAGGTATCACAGTTTTTGATATAATCCGTTACAGGATCGGTTATTGTGAAGATGGTCCATATTCTGGAAAAATAATTATTCCTAGTTATGACTGCGAAGGACAATTAAATTATTTTGTAAGTCGAGCTTATTATTCTGCAGACAAAAATAAACATAAAAATCCAAAAGTATCAAAAGATATAATCGGATTCGGAATGATGATTAATTGGAATGAACCAATTGTTTTATGCGAAGGCGCATTTGATGCAATGGCTATTAAAAGAAATGCAATACCATTATTTGGAAAAATAATACAACCCGCACTACAAAAAAAGATTATAGAAGAACACGTAAAAAACATATACATATGTCTAGATCATGATGCAATTAGAAATGCATTATCGATCTGTGAAAAATTCATGGCAGAAGGATTAAATGTGTATTTAGTAGAAATGCAAGACAAAGATCCGTCTGATTTAGGTTTTGAAAAGATTACAGAATTAATAGATGAAACGGAACCAATGACATTTGCCAAACTAACAGAATATAAATTAGGATTATTATGGAAATAAAACATATAGATTGTGGTATAGAACGAGCTGATAAAATATATCATATATCTGATGTACACATACGAACATTGAAGCGACACCAGGAATATCGTTCTGTGTTTGAAAACATGTTCAATTACATTGCACGAACAAGCACTGCTAATAGTATTGCTGTAGTTACTGGCGATATTGTTCACAGCAAACTAGAAATGTCTCCGGAGCTTATTCGAATGCTAACTAATTTTTTCAATGGCTTTGATATTCCTACGATTGTTATTCTAGGAAATCACGACATGAATCTGAATAACACTTATCGAGAAGATGCATTATCTCCGGTGTTGGACATGATTAAGAATCCAAATGTATTTTTTGTTAAAGACAATGGATTATTTGATTTTGCGGGTATCACTTGGAATCATATGGCAGTCGATGTAGAACCAAAGCATTATGTAAAAGCCAAAGACTTCGATGCAGAATATCGTAAAATTGCATTACACCATGGTGCTGTGCATTCAGCTAAAACAGACATTGGTTATGAAATATCCAACGAACATGTAACAACAGATATGTTTGTAGGACATGACATGACTCTGTTAGGTGATATTCATAAACCCAATCAAATATTACAGAAATATGAATATGAAGAAATTGAAGTTGACGAATGCGATGTTGATGAATATTTACAAAAGGGTTGGCAAATAAAATAATGTTTTTGTTGTATTAGACATATTTATTAGAAAGAGACTAATACAACATAATCAATATGGCAAAACAAACAAAAATATGTGAGGAATGTAAAAAAGAATATTCAACATTCAACTCAAAACAAAAGTTCTGTAATAGATCATGTTATGCAAAAGCTGATTCAAGACGTAAAAAAGAAAAATATGAAAAAGAACCACATCATAATGTTGGACGAAAAGCATCGGCAGAAGAACGTAAAATGAGGGCGGAACGAACTACTGAGACATGGCAGAATGATGAAATTCGTAAAAGGCGATTAGAAGGTTTACAAAAAGCTCGTGATGAAAATAGCGATTATCCAATTGGTTGGTCACTTGAAGCAATTGAAAAACGTAATAAAACTATTGAAGCTAACGGCGGACATAATTTATCAGGAAAATATGGTACAAGACAATGTGATATTACAATGTTAGAAAGATATGGTATGTCATCTCACGACTATCGGAATAAAATATTACACGATACTAAACAAACAAAACCAGAAAAGGAAGTGTTTGATATTTTAACAAATAATAACATAATATTTGAAACACAATATGAGTTTAGAGGACGTTATTTTGATTTTGCAATACCATCTAAAAAAATATTGTTAGAAGTCGATGGTGTTTATTGGCATGGTAAAGGTATTTCTGATAATGAGTTAAATGAAGCACAACATCGAACAAGAGAAAATGACAAATACAAAAATATGTTAGTAGAATCATCTGACTGGACATTGATACGTATTTGGGAAGATGAAATAAAAGATTTTAATTTTAGTAAGTTATGAGTAAAAAAATAAAGTTATATAGAAAAAAGCCTGAAATAAGATATGTCGGTAGCACAATCCAACAGAATCATGGAGAAGCATTAGATCACGGAATATTGGTATGGGATGTAGATTCTTGCACCGCAGATTTCGTTCAAATTGAAAATGATTACGGTTATGTTACCTTCGAAGTTCAAGGAGCACAAATCATAAAACATCCTACTCGTATGCCTAATAAACCCAGAATACGAGTCAAGTTTGATAATACAGATGCAGCAGACATGAAAAAGTTTATAACTGCTTTGCGATCTAAATATTCAGTTCAAGACATTTCTATTCAAAGAATTAACACTAATGCGGCAACTGGTACTACTGCAAATATTAATATTGGAAATGTTCGAGATGTTGAATATCAAAACAACTTAATTACTGATTTTGTTGAATATAATTATCCGCAAGCTACTGCAGAAGAATTAGATGCAATTCGACATATCAATCGCACAATAAATTCTAAATTACCTATACTCGATCAAGTTCGTCACGTCACATGGACTCCGATATCATTTGAGTTTGAAAACATGTTTTCATATGGTTCTGGCAATGAAATTGATTTCAGTAAAATAACAGATGTAACCGGGTTATTTGCACCTAACACTTCTGGTAAGTCATCACTATTAGATGCAATAACATATGTTATATTTGACAAATGTAGTAAAACCGGAAAAGCAAAAGAAGTGTTAAATAATAAATGTTCAACCTTTAAAGGAATATTTAAATTTCAAATCAATGATACAATATATACCATTGAAAGAGAAGGAATAACACAGAAATCTGGACACGTGAAAGTTAATGTTAATTTTTATTCTGATTCAGAAAATTTAAACGGAGAAGAGCGTAGTGAAACTAACAAGAACATCAGAAAGTATCTAGGTACATATGATGACTTTATATTAACAGCATTTTCATTGCAAAATGACAGCAATAACTTTATCAATAAATCGCAACGAGAACGAAAAGACTTGCTTTCGCAGTTTTTAGATATTACTGTGTTCGAACAACTTTATCAATTAGCTGCTGAAGATATCAAAGAAACTTCCGGTAAATTAAAAGAATATAAAAAGACAGATTTTGCAGAAATTATAACTTCAGCTGACACAATTATTGATGCAAACAAAGATTATATCATTGAATGCGAAGCTTCGGAGTCAATTCAAAATGCATCTAGATCACAACTCCAAGATAAAATATTGGAATTAATTGAATCAAAACATGCAACGACATATAGCGGTCCTTCTATAGAATCTTTAACACAGGAAGAAACGCAATTAGTTGAAGCTATTGAACAACTCCAAACGGATGCAGAAGAAAAAGAAACGTTTATTGAAACATTTTCAAAAACTATATCTGATAACAAAAAGAAATTGAAATCATATGATATAAAAACGATTCAAGAAAAATTCGATACACTTCAAGAGTTAAAACAACAAGCACTAAAATTAAACACTGAAATACAAACAACACAAGGAATAATTGATGGCAAGCAGAAACAAATCAATCATTTATCCGATCACGAATATGATCCAGATTGTCAATACTGCACATCTAACGTATTCGTGCAAAATGCGACAAAAGCCAAGAATACGATTAAAGAAGATCAGGCAGTATTAGAACAGTTAAAAATCAAACAAACAGCCTTACAAAATAAAATTGAATTGCATCAACACTATGAAACGCAATTAACCGAATACAATGACTTACACGCTAAAATTAACACGTTCGATGTTCCTAAATTAGAACGAGATGAATTGGCATTACAAGTTATAGAAAGTGATTTACAAACCAAAGAATCTGAACTAGAAACTAACCAAGAACGACAAGAACACTTTTTTAAAAATAAATCTGCAATTGAAAAGAATGCTGTAATCGAAACTGAGATACAGGAAATTAAAAAACAGATCTCTGAAATTGATTTTGCATTAAAAGTTTTATCAGAAAACATAAAAACGAAACATGGTGAAATTGAAGTTGCTAAAACTAAAAAAGCTAACGCTCTTTCACAATTAGAAACATATAAACGCATAGAAACAGAATATCGTGCATATGAATATTATTTGCAATCGGTAAAAAGAAACGGTGTTCCATATGACTTAGTAGCAAAAGCTATACCTAAAATTGAATCTGAAATTAACAATGTGCTCAATCAGATTGTAGATTTTAATATTGTGTTACAAACTGATGGAAAAAACATTAATGGTTATATTGTGTATGATGAAGATAATATTTGGCCATTGGAGTTAACGAGTGGAATGGAACGATTTATTTCATCTCTGGCAATTCGAATTGGTTTAATCAATGTATCGGCATTACCACGTCCTAATTTTATTGCAATCGATGAAGGATGGGGATCATTAGACGCAGAACACATTTCATCGGTAGTTAATCTGTTCGAATATCTAAGAACTAAATTTGATTTTTCTATTATTATTTCACACGTTGATTCAATGCGTGATATGGTAGACAATTTGCTAGAAGTTAATAAGATTAATAAATTCAGCCAGATTAATCATGTATGATATTTATAATAAATAGATATTATACATATGAAAAGAAAAACTGCGGTTAGGCAAAATCTAGAAGAAATTCCTGTATACATACAAGACAATTCTGACCTATCTCCGGACTATTTTCAAATATCTGAATTTCCATTAAGATTAACTGCTGGAAAGAATTTATTTAAACTCCGCGGAAAACCTGATTCACTGAGAATAGGTTCTAGTATTAACATTGAAGTTTTAGATTATAATGGTGATCCGATATATTCTGAAATTATAAGTTATGTCGATGAAGATAAATCACGAGTTGTTGCTATTTACATATATGAAGATTCTGCACCTGGCGATGCCGTAGTAAATATTGTAGGAGAAGCAAGTCAAGTACCGACAGAATGGAGAGATAAACCAAACATTCGTTGGACTCGAACAGTACCAGTTAATCCGGTATCGCCTAACACATCTGAAATTATATTTGAAGAAGATCCTCAAGTAACTGTGCAAGAACAAGTTTCTGTGCAATTGGATCGCAGTTATACAATCAGCCAGTTTCCGCAGTATTCGACAGGTACCATACAATATCAGTCATTAAATAATACGCCAGTTGCTGTTGTGTCAGGTGGTAAATTTAATACGGATATGAAAGGCGGAACGCTAACTGTAGCTTCTCCACAAAATCCAAAGCCTACTGCGTTATACACAATTAGCAACACAAGTTATTCTGCCACAATAAAAAAAGTGTTATCTGATTCTATTATAGAACTAGAAACACCTTATATCGGATATAGCAGTAAAAGTTTATCAGAACACATATACACTGAATTTGAGCCTTCTTCTTATACAATTGATTACGAAGAAACGCCAACATATGTTCCAACACAAAATTCTGAATCAGTTGCTATTGTTGAAATAAAAGGATTAGAACCAGCAACGGGTGATGTTTCTCGAATTAAAATATACACATCCGGAAAAGGGACAGTAGGCACATGGGAACTTGCAAATGATATAGAATTGATTGAAACTGAAATATTTGTTCCAAGCACAAGTTCAGTCGATCCGGACATTAGTGTCGGTTCATTCGTTTCACAGAGTATAATTGACACATATTGGCGAGCTAGAACATTTCAAGGAAGAACGGAGACCGCAGCTCCTACAGTAACATGGAGTACATCATCTTTATCAAATGCAGCCGCAATAACGAGTGCAACAGACATAACTGCAAAAAACTCAGTTCATCTATTTCAAGTGTCGGAGTCATTTGCTGGAGAATTCATTAAGGATTCGCAGTATAAAGTGCAGTTTGATGCATTTGCTGAAAAAGCTAGCACTAGTTCAAATCGAGCACCTAAACTTTATGTATATGCTTCAGGATCAGCATTTAACTATGATGTAACAGATTATTATAATCAAGAATTAGGTGTTAATATAGGAAAACGAATCGGTCAATTGGATATTGCCGGTTCTGCAGTACGAGTTGATGATTACGAAATAAATTTTAAAGCAGACAACACAGGTACCGCAGTATTAATATTTGTTATAGATGCAGGGGATTGGCAGTTATCTGATATAAGAACCACAACAGACAACGATCCTGGTTATACGCCAAACTATACGCGTATTAGAACCGAAATACCTACCAAACACAAAGCAGCAAATCAACTTTCATTCAAAATAGAATATTATAATGTTGCAGGAACACGTAGCAAACTAATCAGTTATGTTTACAATAAAACATGGCAAGGAGGTAATCGATATATAGACGGAGATTATTCCATGCTAACCGGTTCATTGTATGTAGCAGATACATTGGAATCGGGTGTTGCAATATCTGGATATAAAAATACCGGATACGTTAGATCGTTAGGATACGATGGATTTGCTACAGGTAATCCTGGATTCTTGTTGTGGTCTGGATCTGCATTAAGTGGTAGTGCAGGAACAAAAGGCGGAGTACCGTATAGTGGTGTTGGATTAGAATTATATGCTGATGCTGATAATTATTTCCGTTATTCAACAGACCCATCGGAATTAGACATACGTACACAAACATTTTTTGTAGGTAATTCATCAACATTCATTTCTGCTAGTAATGGAAATTTACAAATTTCATCAAGTGGGCTAAACATATTTAACGGAGTAATTACTGGCTCTAATTTATTAGTTGAATATAATGGAACACCCTTATTAGATACAGGAAATGGTACATTAGATGGATTTAATATTGTAAAATATCTTCCTATAACCGATCTTAATCAAGACATTGGATTATATTTACCAAATACTACTGAAAAAATTATTTCATTTCTAGTATTAGATACTACAGCAACAGGTACTGGATCTTTCGGATATGAAGCAACAGTATATGAAAATCCAGCAAATGGATTTGGTGGTATTGTAGCACCAGCGTACGCTACCGCATCTTTTATAAAAAGTAGTACACAACGTTTTACTGCATTATCATATATAGCATATTTAGATGGTGGATCTTTTAAAAGTAACGGTACCGAAGTTAGTTTAACAGATAAATACTTAAAACTTAAATTGATTTTATCTGGTGGGTTTGCATATGATTCAAGTAGTATATGTGTATTTATAGCAAAAGATATCGGATCATCTAATGTATATACTGGTACATCACAAGCATGGACAGCTCCGTCATCAGCAACTGGTTCGGATGAAGGTATAGTAATTAATTAAAACAATATTTATTAATAAATTGGATATTTAATGGACAATGTAACAGTACTTTTCCCGGGCGGGTTCAAACCAATAACCGGTGCTCATATGCAATTAGCTGAGAGATATGCTGATAATCCACAGGTTTCACAAGTTATTATGCTTGTTGGTCCGAAAGAAAGAGATGGTATTACTAGAAGCGATAGTCAACAGATATTTGAACTATTAAACGCAAATTCAAAAATAAAATTTCAGCCAACCGATTTTAACAGTCCTATCATGGCTGCATATGAATACTTATTTTCATTACCAGCATCGGAATCAGGAACTTATGCATTAGCTGCATCTAACAAAGACAATGACTATGTTCGAGTTAAAGATTTTGTCGGAAATGTAGATAAATATAAAATTACCGGTGATCGTAGCGGAAGAAAAATTCCACAAGGAGTAGATGCGGTAGAATTAATGGTCACAGTAGATCCATTAACAACAACAGATGGAGAACCAATCTCCGCATCCCGAACACGTGCTGCTTTGTCTGATTATGACACGTTCAAACAAAGTTATCCGCAGTATAAAGATGCTATAGTAAAAAATATATTTCAGATATTACGAGGAACACAGGAAACCTTTCTATCTAAAGAGTGGTGGTTATCTCAGTTACAAGAAGATATTGATGCAGTCACCGAAGGATACATGGATCCTAAAACTGCTGAAAAACATCGCAAGAAAATTGAAAAATTAAAAAAGTTTCTCAAAGATAATCCCGGTAAAGAGTTTGTGTATGATTTTGGAGATTACGAAAAAACCACATTTGGTGTCAAGTTAACAGAATCCAAGCTTCATGAAAATTATATTACTAGAGCCGAGTTAGCAGAGATCGAACCTGTCATCGATAACTTTTTTCGAAAATATGGAATCGATGTAGATTTTCAAGGCAAGTTTACTCATTTCATTGACAGACTAAATGATCCTAGAAATGAAGGAACAATTACACTCGATGATTTAGAAAATTTATTTTCAGACTTAGCAAATGAATATGGAGAAGAGATAGTATCACAACTTCGTGAAAAAAGACCTACTGCAGTAGCATCTGATTATCAATTTGATGTTCCATTACATATGCCATTTCAATTAAGGTTCGATCCTAGTTTAGGACAAATCAAATTGAGTCCTAGAACAATAAAAGCACAAAGAAAAAGATGGCAGTCTAATAATCCACAAGATAAAATTTACACAATTGAATCAGTAAATGATCCTGATAATAATGACATAGAAACAGAATATACCCGAGACTATTTAAGTTCTCATAGTGTAATAATTGATCGCATAGCATCTGCATTTCATGAAAATGTCGTGTCAAAACTCGGAGAAGGTTATTTCGGATATGCTTATAAATTAGCATCTGGTCGAGTAATGAAAATTACAGACAATAAATCGGAAATTAACAATGCATGGCGTATACACCGTAGGCCAAAACACCCACATATTGTAGGATATTATGATGTTCGTCGATTAGGTGATAGTGACTGGTATGCACTCATAATGGATTATGTAACTCCATTTAATTATGATGAAAAATCTACATGGGGAACTTTGTACCAAGACTTCGTGGATTATAATCGTAGTGATGAAAGATTTGATCGATTAATTGATAATGCATATAGACCAGGTCCTGCACAAGATTTTTGGAAACGAGTATTATCACAAAGAAAAAGTTTTTTAAATGCGTTGAAGAAGTTTAAATTGAATCCGTATGAAGCTCATGCAAATAATATGGGATGGGATGAAGCCGGTCGTTTAACGCATTTTGATACACAAGTTGCATATGATCTGTCAACTCCAGATTGGACTGAGGATAATTATAATCGAGTTAAAACGGTATTGCAAAAAAGACAAATATCTGAAGGAATAATTACCGAAGGCGGTTTAGGTGGCCACATGAATCATCCATATGATACTCATGGTTTAACATTCAATGACATGAAAGAAATAATTTCCAGAGCATTAGATGGTAGATTGGACATGGAACAGGCAGTTACTGAAAAAACAGATGGACAAAATATATTTGTTACATATAAAGATGGTCAAGTTAAATTTGCCAGGGGTACAAGAGAACGTGTCAATCCTTTATCTGTTGCTGAACTTCAAGAAAAATTTGGAGGTAGAGGAGCAATATCGGATGCTTTTGGTGAAGCAGGAACAGATTTAAATGCAGCTTTATCAAAATTAGGTCGAGAACGACTCAATGAAATTTTCAAGAACGGTCGCATATTTGCAAACATGGAAATCATATATCCAGCAACAAGAAACGTAATTTCATATGAAGATGCCTATCTGCAGTTTCATAATTTAACTGAATTTGATGAAAAGGGTAATGTGGTAATGACAGATATGCCTGGAGGTGCTGAACTACAAAAAGCTATTCAATCGGCTAATGCTCATTTACAAAAAACATTTCAAATTATTCCGCCACGTCAGTTAAAAATAGGTCGTGTAGACAATTTTGAAGATTACCAAGATGCTTTGCATAATGAAGTAGATCAGTTAAAAAATCGATTCGGCTTAGATGAAACAGATCTAGTGTCTGAATATCATAAGGCATGGTGGAAAGATGTTATTGAAACTAAAGCTCAAGAATTAGGATACAATATTCCAGAAAATGTAACAAAACTTCTTGTTAATCGTTGGGCATTAGCAGATAAGTCTACTAGAATAACTGCATTGGTTAAACAGATTGATAATGAAGACTTTGCTAATTGGGTTAATGAATTTGATAAAAAAGATTTTAAGAAGTATCAAAAACAAAACATTGAACCATTCGAATCAATATTTTTAAAACTTGGAGCAATGGTATTAAAGAACGCTTCAGACTTTTTAGCTTTAAATCCTAGCAAAGCTGTTCAGCAGATAAGACAAGACATGGCTGATTCAATAAAAGCCTTGAGACAAACTAATGATCCTAAACAATTAGAGCTATTAAGTACTCAATTAGGTCGCATACAACGACTTGGAGGATTTGAAGCAATTGTCCCTATAGAAGGATTAGTATTCGTATACGGCGGTAATACATATAAATTAACCGGCGCATTCGCCCCTATTAATCAACTTGTAGGCATCCTAAAGTACAACAGATAATATTTATATATAAATAAACGGAAATCAAATGGCAGGACAAAAACATAAGAGCAAATACAAAGCTCCAAAAGACATGGAAAAATCACAAAAGATTCAAGCAAGAAAAGATCTTAAAGATTATACACATGACGATAAAGAAGGAGCAATGAATCCTAAATCAACAGGAGAAAAACAAGATAAAGTACCTAGAAAGACAGATAAGCAAGTTATCGACGATGTAGAGAACATGGTACCTAAAATGACTGACAAAGATCGCACATATAAAAAGCTCGAAGATGGAGATTATGATCCAAAACACGCAGCAAAATATTTCGAAAAAAATCAAGAACAAGATACTGAAGATTATCTAGAAAAACTTGATGATATCGATCACGGTGTTGTTGTCGGAGCTAAACTTCAAGAAAAAATCAATCGATTATCAGAAGATGGTAAAGAGCGTTTAGTTCGAGAATATATCCGTCGCAAAATAGCTGTAATGATAAAAGAGCAAGAAGAAGAAAAGCCTTTAGCAGATACTCCAGAACCAGCTCCTGCCCCAGAAGCACCAGCAGAACCTGCAGATGCACCAGAAGCGACAGCAGATGCCGAAATTGCAATAACACCAGAAGATAAATTTGTTAATTTCCTTAAAACTAAAAAAGGAGGAATTGATATTGCAACATCAGTGATACTTGCTCTAGGAAAAAGTATTAAAGATTTAGATGCATCTCAAAAGTTAGCAGTTTATAAAATGTTACAAACATATGCTATCTCAGCAAGAAATGCTATGGGTAGTTTAGAAAACAAATAATATATGGCAAAAAACAAGTTACAAAACATCAAAGCTATTCAACAAATGTTGGATGGTAATCACAAGTTCCAAACAAAAAAGACAGTAGGATTCTCAGATGCCGAAGCTGCCGCAAAGAAATCAGAACGCCATGAAGTTGGTGATATCTGGGAAGAGGTAGATCCGGTTACGGGAATGGTTACCGTTGTAGAACAAAAAGAAGGTTTCCGTATCAGAAAAACAAAAAATTCTGATACAATGCAAACAGTACGAGATTATTTACGATCTTTCCCTAATTGTCAAAAAGAATCATGCACTTGCGTTAAACCAAATCATTTAGATGAAAAAATGAGAAAAGTTAACGGAATGTGTTTTGATTGCACAATTGAATATGAACATAAACTAAAAACCGAAGGCAAGTTCAACGAATATGCTGTTGAAAAGATTCGCAACAATGCAATGGCCTGGCTTAAACAAACGGAGCAAGAAGTTGCATTATTAAAACGAGCATATACAGAAGCAGCTAAAGTTGTTACCAACTCCGATGGTATGACAGAAACAATTGAAGCTCGTATGACTCCAGAACAATTTGAGGAGCAGGTACAAAAAGGCTTTGATAAATTTAAACAAGATTTTTTAGAAAAATTAAACGGATTAACAGATGAAAAAGATAAAGACTTGGATACTGAGTAATTTAGTAGCAATTAAACATGTAATTGCTGTAATAGTAACTGGCATTGTTGCTATATTAACTGCAAAGGCAATTTCCAGCAGAAAAAATAAAAAGCTAGAAGAAACTAAAAAGCAGATCGAAGAAAACGATAAAAAAATTGAAAAGGCTGAGCAAGTTAAAAAACAGGTACAAGAGAAAAAGAAACAAATAACAAAACAAGTTGTTGAGAAACAAGAAATAGTTGCTGAATTAAAAGAAAAAAAGAAAACACCTGTAAAAAGTAAAAGAACAACCAGCCAAGCTAAAAAGAATATTCAGACTAAAACAAAAAGAAAATAATGAAACAATTACTGATCATACTAGTATTTCCATTTATCAGCTACTCACAAATTATGCCAGATACATGTTTTACTGAAAAAGAAATACATGATATATCAGAAACATTAGATTCTCTATTTTATCTAGATTCTATCAATGAATTAATAATTCTAGAACAAGATTCTATAATTAATTATTTAGAAACAGTTATAAAACTCGATTCAGTTGAATTACAGATACAGACAATGCAAATGGATTTGCTTAAGTCTAATATAAATTTATACGTTGAACGAGAAAAACTACTTAAACCTAAATGGTATCAACATCCGGCTATATGGTTTGTAGGTGGAATTGGTACTGCAGTAATAACTGGTAAATTAGTTGCAACTTTAATCAATTAGGAAAGTTATGTCAAACAAGAATAAAGATTTAAAATCTATAATACGCGACCAATATATGCGATGTTCGCAAGATCCTGTATTCTTTATGCGTAATTATTGTTATATACAGCATCCTAAACGAGGAAAGATTAAATTTAATTTATATAAGTTTCAAGAAGAAAGTCTTGAAGAACTTCGAGATAATCGTTACAATGTAATTCTTAAATCTCGTCAGTTAGGTATCTCAACTCTATCTGCCGGCTTTGCTCTGTGGAATATGTTGTTCAACGAAGATTTCAATGTGCTAGTAATTGCAACCACACAAGAAGTAGCAAAAAACCTAGTAACTAAAGTTCGTGTAATGCACGATAATCTTCCGAGTTGGCTTAAAGGTACAATTGAAGCAGATAATAAACTTTCTTTAAAATTTAAAAATGGTTCACAAATAAAAGCCGTATCATCAGCAACAACCGGTGCTCGATCAGAAGCACTATCTTTATTAATTGTGGATGAGGCTGCCTTTATCAGAAACATTGAAGAAATTTGGATAGCATCACAAGCAACCTTATCAACAGGTGGTGGAGCCATAGTATTATCTACTCCTAATGGTATTGGTAACTGGTTTCATCAAACATGGGTTGATGGAGAAACAAATCCTAAAACTCAATGGCATAATATTAAACTGCATTGGACCGTTCACCCAGAACGCGATCAGTCTTGGCGCGACGAACAGACACAGCTATTAGGTGAAAAAGGAGCAGCTCAGGAATGTGATTGTGATTTTATTAGTTCCGGTCATACTGTGGTAGACGGTCCTATACTTCAAAGATATGAAGAAAACTGCATAGATCCAATTGAAATGCGTGGATATGATAATGCATATTGGATTTGGGAGTATCCGGATTATTCTAGAGATTATGTAGTGGTAGCTGATGTCGCGCGAGGGGATGGAGCAGATTGGTCTGCCTTTCATGTTATCGATGTGCAAGATATAAAACAAGTTGCAGAATATAAAGGAAAAATACCTCCGAAAGATTTCGGGAACATGTTATTTGCTGTTGCAACCGAATGGAATAATGCATTGCTGGCAGTGGAAAATGCTAATATTGGTTGGGCGGCTATTCAGCCAATACTCGATCGGGGATATGAAAATTTATTCTATACATATAAAGACGATGGATATGTAGATTTAGATATCCAACTAAGAAAAGGTTATGATACAAAAGATAAATCACAGATGGTACCGGGAGTATCAACCACATCTAGAACAAGACCATTAATGATCTCAGCATTAGAAATGTATATGAGAGAAGGCACTCCGATTATAAGAAGCAAACGACTCATACAAGAATTATTAGTATTTGTTTGGCAGAACGGAAAAGCTCAAGCTCAAGTAGGATATAATGATGACCTTGTTATGAGTTATGCAATTGGATTATGGTTGAGAGATACATCATTAAAACTAAGACAACAAGGTATTGAACTAAATAAAAGAGCATTATCACAATTTCAAAAAACAAGTGGTGTAATCTATACTGGGAAAAATAATAAAAATGATACCGGATGGAATTGGAATCCCGGAGATGGAGACCAAGGCCTAACATGGTTATTATAACCCGGTAGATCTTAGGTTAGTTATATTTATATTAAAATAATATACATATATGGCTTCTTTAAGAAAAAGATTACAAAATCTATTTAGTACCAATGTTATCGTTAGAGCATATGGGAAAGACAAACTACGCGTTGTAGATACCAACCGTTTACAGAGTACTGGTAACTTAACACAGAGTAAAATTGCAGACAGATACACTCGTTTGCATGGATCGAACAAACATCGTGTCGGTGGCATGGGTGGTTATGATTCAAATTATTATATGCATCAAAATCGTATGCAGTTATACACTGACTATGAAATGATGGATAAAGATCCTATCTTGCATTCTGCATTAGATATCTATGCAGATGAATCTACCTTAGCAAATCAATTCGGCGATCTTATCACAATTAAAACTGAAAATGCTCAGATTCAAAAAATACTTCAAAATTTATTTTATGATATTTTAAATGTAGATTTTAATCTTTGGTCATGGATTCGCAATATGTGTAAATACGGAGATTTATTCCTAAAATTGGATATTGCAGATGAAGTCGGAGTATTAAATGCAAGACCATTTTCTAGTTATGAAGTAGAGAGATGGGAAGAATATGATGAAGCAACCGGTGAATATGATATTACATTTCGTCATGTTTCATCCGGCGATATTAAATATGATGTGTTTGAAATAGCACACTTCCGTTTATTGTCTGATTCAAATTTTTTACCGTACGGTCGTTCAATGCTCGAAGGTGCAAGAAATGAATTTCAAAAATTAACATTGCTAGAAGATGCCATGCTTATTCACAGAATAATGCGAGCACCAGAAAAACGTATTTTTAAAATTGATATTGGTAATATTCCGCCAAACGAAGTTGATTCATTCATGGAACAGGTTATCAATAAAATGAAAAAAGTTCCTCACGTAGATCCACAAACTGGTAATTACAATCTGAAATTCAATTTGAATAACATGATGGAAGATTTCTATTTACCTGTAAGGGGAGGAAATTCATCTACTCAAATTGATACACTACCAGGAATGACTTTTACTGGTATCGATGACATTGAATATGTTAAACACAAAATGATGGCTGCTCTTAAAATACCTAAACCATTTTTAGGTTATGATGAAGGAGTAGAAGGAAAATCCACATTAGCATCAATGGATATCAGATTTGCTAGAACCATAGAACGAATTCAAAAAATTGTAGTGTCAGAATTAACTAAGATTGCAATCGTTCATTTATATTCACAAGGTTTCGAAGGCGAAGATTTAATTAATTTTGAATTGGCTTTAACTGCTCCATCTATTATTTATGATCAGCAAAAAATTGCATTAATGAATGAAAAGATACAACTTGCTAACACAATGAAAGACAGCAAGCTCGTGTCTGACAAATACATTTATGAATACATATTCAATATGACAGAAGAACAATGGTTAGCAGAAAGAACCAATGTTATTGAAGACTTGAAACTTCGCTTCCGTCAAAACCAAATTGAACAAGAAGGAAATGATCCAACTGTTACTGGTATGTCATATGGTACTCCGCACGACTTGGCTTCAATGCATATGGGCACTGATAGCGATGATCAAGGAGGCCGACCGCCAGAAGGAATTAAGTCAGGTCAACACCGAAATGCATTTGGATGGGATCCATTAGGAACAAAACAGATAAAACAGTCTTTTGATCCACAAAATCAAAAAACGACATTTCAACCAGACCCACAACGTAGACCGAAAATAGGTACCTGGGCTAAGACAGAATCTTCGGATATTTTAAAGAAAATTAAGAAATCAACATCAACAAAATTGCTATATGAAAACAAAGAAACAGATACCGATTCTGGAACGATGCTTGATGAAAACAATATTTTATAAACTAAATGATATTTATATATAAATAAATAAAGAACTGTCTAGTACAATGAAAAAATTAAAACATTCAAAATACAAAAACGCAGGTATTCTTTTTGAAATGTTAGTTCGCAAACTTACATCGGAAACACTTTCTTCTGATAAATCCATAGCTATTGATATTATTAAAAAATATTTTGGTAAGAATACAGAATTGTCAAAAGAATTACAATTATATAATTCCATAGTTAAAGAGCAATTCAAGTCTGAAGCAAGAGCATTAGATTTTATTAAAGAATCACAAAGAGCATATTCGCAATTAAATCAATCATTGCTCCGCAGACAAAAGTATAATCTAGTAAAAGAAATTTCAGAAAATTTTAAATTTGATTCTCTTGCAAAAGGACATATTAATAATTATAAAGTGTTAGCTTCTATATACATGTTGTTTGAATATCAAGATACAGCTAATGTAAAGCAGTTAGCAGAATGTAAGAATGTAATTCTAGATCATGTTTTATTGACAGAAACAAAGAAAACGGAAAAAGATGTGGTTCTAGAAACATTTAAAAATCAGGATGAATCAGAACGATTATTAACATATAAACTTCTTGTTGATAAATTCAATCAAAAATATTCAAAACTGTCAGAATCACAAAAACGTTTATTGAATAAATACATTGTTCATATTAATGATACTGATTCGCTTCGTGAATATATTAAGCAAGAAATACCTGCCATAAAAAAACAGTTGGCAGAACATTCCAAACAAATTACAGATCAAGTAACTCAAATTAAAGTTAAAAAACTTTCAGAGATGCTTTGCAATGTTGAAACAATGAAAGTGATTAAAGAATCTCATATATTATCACTTTTAAGATATTTTGAATTAGTAGACGAACTCACAAGGGTACATGGATGAAATCATTTATAAAAGAAATAGAAAAAAAGTTCGAAGAATTTGAAGCTGAATTAGCAGAAACATCATATGATGCAGATGCTGAACAAGATGATGAAGATGTGCCTATACCACATGATGAAGAAGGCCGTCCGTTGGATTCAAATAGAAAACCTAAACGTTGGCAAGATGATGATGGAGATGGCATATGGTATGAACCTGGAGATGATGTACAAGAAGCATCTACATCAGCAGGAGCTGGCGCATACATGACACCGAAAGCTTTTGGAAAAGCTGATGATGATACTATTGAGGCATTAGGATATCGAAAAGTTCAAGAAGTAATGGATAAAAAATATGCACAACTTATTGAAGGTTATCGTTCATATGTAACAGATAATCCTAAATTAACTCCAGAAAAGAAAGTTAAAAATACCATTCGAGACGTTTCTAAAAAAATGAGTGAAATTGAAGAAATGGTAAAACATGCATCTCGTCTTAAGACCGAATCCGGGATGTCTAAGGATGGTTATGGACCTCAAGTAGAACGAGCATTAAATAAAATATCAGAGAGATTAATTAAAATATCAGAACGCGTAAGATCATTAGGAGAATAAAATGTCAAAACAACTTATACAAGATTATATGCCATTTAAACCAGTTGGCTCATTGAATGAAGCTAATGGTGCTAAATATGGTGTTCCAGGCGGTTATGTTGTTCAAGGCGTTTTACAAAGAGCAGGAGCTAAAAATCAAAATGGACGTGTGTATCCTAAACATATCTTAGAAAGAGAATGCAAGCGATATGAACAAGAATTTATTCATCAAAACAGAGCACTCGGCGAACTAGATCATCCAGACTCTGCAATCGTTAACCTAAACAATGTTTCTCACAATGTTTTAAAAATATGGTGGGAAGGCAATGATTTGAAAGGAGATGTTTTAGTTTTAGATACTCCTTCTGGAAAGATTTTAAAAGAACTACTTAAAGCCGGTGTAACACTAGGTATTTCTTCTCGAGGACTAGGTAGCGTTAAAGAATTATACAGTGAAGGTGCAGTAGAAGTTCAAGAAGATTTTGAATTGGTTTGTTGGGACTTTGTTTCAAATCCATCTACTCACGGAGCATTTATGAGACCAACAAGAATGAATGAATCAGTTGCTGCAAAAACAGTATCAGATAAATATCACAGAACAAATGAAATAATAACTTCTATTCTTTGCGAAGATGGAAAATGTAGGATATAAGAATGCTAGGAAAAAACTTAAATACAATTAAATCTTTTTTAAATGAAACTGATAAGCGAACAGTTTTCGAAAAAGACGAACCAACTCCATTAACAATGGAAGATAAACAAAGATTTGCTGAATCACTATCTTCATATTCGGCAATGGCAGAAGCGGTGTCAGGAACTAGAAATTTAGAAGAGATTGTAGAACGTATATCACACATGGTTGAAACTGCTACTAGAATGGTTCATGAATCAGAAGATGATATGCTTGATAAAGTTGCTGAGTCTCGTCGTTTAAAAATGGTTGAAGCTGCTCTTAAAGATTTAAAAAAATCAGCAAATGAAATCATGATTCACGAAAGACGATGTTCTGCTGCAATTGATGATATCGGCGAAGGACTTAAAAAATATTATGATGTTAAATAATTTGGATCATAGTATAAAAATTATTATATTATATAAGGAACATGATGAGCAAAATTAAAAACATGTATAAATCATTTTTTGGTATTAATGAATCGATTACTGTAAGTAAAAAAGATGATCCAAAATGGTCTGAGACAGTTTCTGATTTAAAAGCAAAAGATCCTAATGTTGAAATTAACATCACAGAAGAAGAACTAGATGAAGCTCAACTTATTAATCATATGACTGATTATAAAGGAGGAGTTCAATACATGTTGCGAGATGCTGCCATGGCAGATCAAGTAGCTCACGAAATTCGTAATTTTGCTACTAAGAAGAAAATATACATTATCACTCATAAAAAGTCTCGAGATGGAAGATTTGGATATTTTCATTTCAGGCTAGGAGATGATCCAGCAAAAGAATCACAACAACTTCAAGGATATATTTCTTCGAAACCAGAAGTAAAACATTTTAGATTTAAACTATTAAACGAAAAACCAACACGACGAAATCCAAAAATTTAAATAAAAGTTACATGAACAAAAAACAAAAAGCACATCAATCAGTTACATCTGGTAATGGTTTATCTACCATGGTAGTAGAAGGTGATATTTCATATGCCTTAAAAACATGGAAAAGAAAAGTTAAACAAAGTGGTATTCTTGATGAATTAAAAGATCGTCGAGAATTTGAAAAACCAAGCGTTACCAGAAAAAAAGAAATTCAACGAGCTACATTTTTACAACAAGTAAAAGACACGTATTAAAAATTAATTGATTTTTATGTCCCGGCCCTAGCTTTCGAGTTAGGGCTTTTTTACTGTTTATATTATAAGTCAGCAGTCTTATAATGCACTATTATAAGTGTATTGCCTTATAATTAGGTATATAAGCACTTTACATTATATTTTTTTACGTTTTAATGCGGTTTTTCTGTTCGGTGCTATATATATTATAAAATACGCCATCCCACCTTTATATGGCGTTATATGACTATTAAAAATAATTCTATTAAGATTTTTAAATAATCTTACTTCCAAAAACAAAATTTAAGGAGAACAAATGGCAAAATCAGATTTGCTAAAAGAAGCGATTGCGGATGCTCGTACTGTTAAAGAAACGGCTATCGCAAATGCAAAGATTGCTCTTGAAGAAGCTTTCACTCCTAGAATCCACAGCATGTTGTCAACAAAGCTGTCTGAACAATTAGATGACGAAGAAGAAGTCGAAGATGTTGAGATGGGCGTAGAAGATGAGATGCCAGCAGAAGAACCAGAAATGGATATGGATGCTGAAATGGATGCAGAACCTGCAGCAGTTGGCGTTGGTGTTGATTTAGACATGGACGGCGATTATGACATCGAAGGTGAACTAGGAATGGGTGCCGAAGAAGAGGAAATGGATGATATGGAAGCTGAACCTGAAATGGGCGAAGAAGACATGGATGCTGAATATGATGCAGCAGAAATGGAAGAAGGTCGTTACAATGAAGCAGACATGGATCTAGACGAAATTATTCGTGAACTTGAAGAAGGAATGTACGAAGAAGAAATGGATGAGCAAGTAGCTGATTCAGCCGGTGATGATGGAGATGGTATGATCGAAGAAGATATCGATGCAATCATTGAATCAATTCTTGCTGAAGAAGAAGCAGAAGATGAAACAGACGAAGATGAGTCTGATATGGTATCTGAGCTTAATGAAGCTTATGCAACTATCAAAGAACTTCGATCTGTAATCAATGAAGTTAATCTTCTAAATGCTAAACTTCTTTACACTAACAAGTTGTTCCGTAACTTTGAGTTGAACGAATCGCAAAAAATGAAAGTTATTGAAAACTTTGATCGTGCAGCAAACACAAGAGAGGTTAAACTAGTATTCAGCACATTGGCTGAGAGCTTCAATCGCCCAACGGCTAAGAAGCGAGTGGTTAAAGAAAGCTATGCTTCTAAACCAACACAAACAACAGCACCGTCTAAAGCAACGAAACAAGTATTGTCAGAAGGCAATGAACTTGCAAATCGTTGGAAAAAATTAGCCGGATTAATTTAATTTTAAACAAAAGGAAAAGGAAAAATGAATATTTCATCTCTATTAGAAGGAAATAATCCTAACCAAAGTGTTGCAGCTAAACCGCTTGTTAACAAATGGGAAGGAACCGGTCTTTTGGAAGGTCTTAGAACTGAGACTGAAAAAGCTGGTATGGCGCAACTTCTTGAAAACCAAGCACGTCAGCTTGTAAAAGAAGCTTCGCAAACAGGAACCGCAGAAGGTTCTGAGGAATGGGCAGGAGTTGCTCTTCCATTGGTACGTCGTATCTTTGCTGAATTTGCAGCTAAAGAATTCGTATCAGTACAACCAATGAACTTGCCATCAGGTCTTGTGTTCTACCTAGACTTTAAATATGGTACAGCTCAACCAGGATTCGATGACGATAACGCAGAAGTAGCTGGACAGCATCCATTTGGAGCTGCAAATTCAGCAGACTCTGTATTCGGTATCACTAACACATCAAATGATCCATCAGGTGGTCTTTATGGTGCAGGTCGTTTTGGTTACTCTATCAATGATGTAACTGTGAATTCTGCTTCTGCAGCAACTGCATCGGCTGACAGTGCATCTGTTAATTTTGATTCTGCTTTGACAAACTTGTCAAACTGGGGTGATTACGTTGTAGTAAGCGTTGAAACTGCTTCATTGACAGGTTTCGATCCATTAGCAGTTCGTTCATTCATTCTTAGTTCAGGATCAGCTGTAACATCAGCTAACACATCTCTTTATCCTGCATACACTAAATTGAATGGCGGTAACATTGATTTCGTTATTTCATCTTCTGCAGTGTTGTCAGGAACTGCTAATTATACAGTAGTATATAGCAAACAACCAACTGATATCACTCGTGGTGACTT